ACGGCCGCACCGGGCGGCACGATAAGGGCGCCACCTACAACATCGTCTAGGCGCCAGGGCGTTAGCACGCTTGATGCTAGCATCGGCGGCAGGTTGCCGAACGGTCGCGCCAGTACGCCCGCCACGACGGTCGCTGTGGTGAGGGGTTTGCCGACGCCGACACCAGACTCGCCGTTCCCCTTCACAACCGAGATGGCGGTGCCGGTGACGGCTGCGCCGGCCTGAACGGCAGCGGTGTGCATGATCCAGTTGACGAAGCCGATGCCAAGCGTGCCCGAGAGGTACGACATGCTCGCCAGGAGCACGGCCAGCTTGAAGCCCGAGTTGAGCGGGTTGTAGAGCGCGAAGCCTGCCGTAGTCCCGATGGCTGTGCCCGGCGCGACGCCCGTGACGGCGGTAACGCCCATATAGACGTTGCCGCGACGGTTCTGCTCGTAGAGGAAGCCATGCAGTTGGCTGACAACTTCCTCCCCCGTGGTGCTGATCGAGCCTTCGCCAGTCCCGGTCGGGACTGCCTGCTGGCCTACTAGCTTCTGTGCCATGTTCGTTTCTCCTTCTCTATGGCTATTAGGCCGCTGTCACGTATGCGCCGTTCTCCAGCGGCAGATAGAACAGAACCCACTTGACGGCGTGCGTGGCGTCGTCGCCGGTCTGCACAAGCTGGATCGCGTCGGTGTTCCCGGCCTTGCCGAAGATCATCGGGTTGAGGCCGCCCGCAGCGGCCAGCAGCGAGCCGATGGTCTTGACTGGCGTGGAGCCGGTGCCGTTCAAGATCACGGCCTTGTCGCCCGTCAGGATGTATATTTCGTCAACGGCATCGCTCGTGACGGTCGTGGCCGCGCACATGTCGATGCTGTTATCTTCTGCCTGGAGCTTGATCGTGGTGGCACCACCGTCGCCCACGCCAGTCACCTGGCCATAGAGCAACTTGATCAGCACGGTTCCGTAGACGGCGAAGATGTCAGCATCAGCGAGCGATGCCAATGTCTTCTCGACTCGGATGCCCAGCGCCACCTCTCGAATCGCAGTCAGTGTTTTTGCATTTGGCATGTTCGGTACTCCTCCTGGGAGGCAGGCCGGGGGCGGGAAGAAGACTAGACCCGCCCCGGCCCTACGCTGCCAGCTAAGCGATCACCGTCGCGTTGATGGCCTTGGCATAGCGGTTCGGATCGCCGCCCAGAATGGCGACGATGCTAGTCACGACAGGATCGTTCACCCCCTCCACGGAGGTCAATTCCACGAAGCCATAACCGACCGCCGCGCAGTCCTTAGCATCCGCTTCGACCAGCACCAGCTTGGCGCCGCCCGCTGTGGTTGTGAAGCCAGCCACCCCAGCTCGCGTAATCGCACCGTCCGTGTCGCCGATACTCCCGGAACCGATGATCTCGCGATACCAGAAGCCGATCGCGCTACGCGTCGATGGCGTCACATTGTCGCAAGCGTTCACGGTGATCACGGTCGTCGCCGTGCCGCCCGTGGCGACACCCATCGCGACAACGAAGAGGATACGCCCGTGGTCCCGGAGCGAATACACGTCTGATCGCTTCGTGCCATCCAGGCCGTCCGCGATGGGGCTCAGGGCCATCGCAAACTTCAAGCGTTCTAGCAGCTGTGTCATGTTGTCCTGCCTTTCTCTATCTCAGTGCTTCAGGCTTTAGGCCCGTGTGGCCAGCGTGATAAACGAGCTCTGCGTGGCGGTGCCCTTGAACGGCGTTAGCGGCGCGTTGCGCTTCGGCTGCCCGTCCGACCGCAGAATGAACCGGAAGACCGTCTCGTCGGTGAGGAACTGGACGTGGATCGAGCTCGCCGCCTGCATCCCGCCCTTCTCGATTGTGATGTACTGCGAGAAGTCACCGAACAGGATGTCGCCCACGGTGCCGAGCGTCTCACACTGCTCGATCGGCGTGACGGGCCGGCCGAGCAGCGTGCCGAACGGCGCGGCCGAGACCCCGCCCGGAGGCAGGAAGACCGGCACGCCGCCGACGCCGACGACCTGTGAGAGCTGGAAGAGCGCCTGCCAGCAGTCCTGGTTGATGAACCACTCGCCGCGGGGCACTGAAGGCGCCCACATGCGACCGTACATCTTCTGGACGTTTTCCAGCACGATGCTCGCGGCATCCTGGCCCGTCTCCTTCGCCACGCTTACGGTGCCGGCATGGCCCAGGACGCCTAACGGCATACCGGCCCCGGTCCCGCGAATGAGCGCGTCGTCGAGCTTGAAGCCAAACTCTTCGCCGAACCAGCGCGCCACGTTGGCTTCGAGTGCCGCTACGTCCTGAAGCTCCTCGTCCGTTGCGTAGTAGAGGCCAGTCAGCTTCTGGAGCGTCAGCTCCATCTGCCGGAACTTCGGCTTGCTCTTGGTGAGGTCAGCAGCCTCTGCCGTCCAGTACGCGCGGACGCCGCCCGTGCGGGAACCGTCCACGCGGCTCGTTTCGTCCACCGCATTGATCTTGATACCGCTGGCGTTGGCGCTGATCGGTACGGTAGCGGTGCGGCCGTAGAGGATACCCGTTGTGTGAGCCAGCTCCAGCAACTCGGACGTGAAGTCGGTCTGTACCAGGAAGCCGCCATCCGAGGCGACGCCCTCGCTCATGCCGAGCGCAGCCTGAATCTCCATCAGGCCGGGGTCAATGGCGTGAGGCCCCTGGGCCGCCCTCGCGATGGCCTGGAGCTGCTTGCCGAAACCGGTGAACGGGGTCGGTAGGCCCGCCTCATCCGGGTCGGGGTCGCCGAGCTTGTGGATGACGGCGGGCGCAGCGACAGGCGCCTTCTTGGGCAGCGCAAGCGTTGCAGCCGAGGCTTCGGCGATCATCCTGGCCTGCTCGGCCTTCAGTTCAAGCGCGCGCCTCTCGTCAGCTTCGAGTGCCTCAAGTTCGGCCTTGGAGACGGCCAGGCGTGCCTCGATGGCATCGGCTCGCGTGCGCTCGTCTTCTACGAGGACGCGACCTTCCGCCGTGGCCTTGTCATAGAGTGTCCTGGCTTCGGTAACGAGTTCGAGCCGCTCCTTCTGCAGGGCGGCGACCATGGCGCTCACATCGGCACCGCCACCTACGAGCCGCAGCGACCTGTCGGCGTTTGTGAAGCGTCGCGCGAGCGCACCTGGATCGGCAGGCAGCAGGATGCCGAAGTCATCCCTTCGCCTGCGCCGGTCGAAGTTCCACCAGCCGAGTTGCCCGAAGCTCGACAGGGCGACCATCGCCATGACGGCCAGGAGAATAAAGTCCTTGCAATGCTTCAGGAGTGGCATGTCGTCTGCTCCTTTGCCTTGCGGCGCTTGGAGCAAACAGAAACGCGCTCCGCGCACCGCTCTTTCGCGGTACAGGAGCGCGTCTTCGACAGAATCCGCGTTCGCTGTGTCGCCGGGCTGCTCAGGTCTCGATAGAGCCGTCGCGGGGCCCGACCACTTAGGTCTGCTGACGATTATGCGGCAGCGGCCACCGGTTTGTCAAGGGCTTCCCCCTAGCCCAGCTCCGCGAGCCGCATCCGCCGAGTCCGGAGCTCTAGGTCGCCATCCGCATGTTCGGCGCGCGCGCCCACCGTGGCGCGGCCCCGAGCGGTGCCCAGCCGGGCGATCGTCTCGCGCAGCGTGCCGATGCGATCAGCCATGCCAAGCGAGACGGCTTCCTTCGCGCCGGCAATCCAGCCTTCGCCGAAGCCCGACCGGACCTCGCCGCCCTTCACCCCGCGCCCGCGCGCAACGTGATTGACGAACTGGGCGTATTGCTCGTCCACACCCTTCTGGATGATCGCGGTCGTCTCGTCGGTCAGCGGCTCGAACGGGGCGCCGAGCAGCTTGTGTTTGCCGGCGCTGATGGCGGTGATCTTGACGCCCATCTGGTCGGCCATCTTCGTGATATCCTCGTGGATCGCGAACACGCCAATCGACCCTACCTGCGAGGACGGCGCGACGACGATCTCGCTCGCCTGCGAGCCGATCCAGTATGCCGCGCTGGCGGCGAGCGAGTTCGCCACCGCGACGACGGGCTTCGCCTGGCGGGCCGCGAAGATCACGTCGGCCAGTTCCGGCGTCCCAGCCACCGTGCCGCCCGGCGAGTCGATATCCAGCACGATCGCGCTCACGGCTCCGTCCGCTGCCAACTGCCGGACGGCCTCGCCGATGCGCTCCATGCTGCTCCCGCCTCGGAAAATCGCTTCGAACACGTCCCGTGGTCCCTTCTGCGCCAGGAAGCCCTGGACCGGCACGACGCCAATGCTGGTCGGCGGCTCCGCTTGCGCGCTCTCACCGGAGCCTGGCAATGCCGCCTCGATGGTGAAGGCAGCGGCCTCGGCCTGGCTGGGGGGCTGCGCCCCTTGGCCCAGAAAGCGGTGCAGCGCCGCCTCCAGCGCCGGCGGATAGATCGCCAGCGCTTCGAACATCTGCGGGTGTTTCGCCATCAGGCACCTCCCAGCGCAAGCTGCGCAAGCTGATCGATCCAGTCGAGCTCGAACGTCTCAATAGCGCGCGCGCCGTTGTCGCGCAGCAGGGCGACGTGCTGCCCGCAGTAGGCCAGCGCCTCGGCCTGGCGGACATGCAGGTCGCGCACAATCTCCTCACCGTGCTTCGGGTAAAAATCCTTCTCGGCCCAGGCAAGCCAGGCACCCTCATCGGCGGCGTGCTTCTGCGCCGCCTTGATCAGCGCGGCGCACTCCTTCCGCACCAGCCGTCCGGCGGCCTGCTTGGCGACGAGCTGGAGCTGGGCCGAGGCCCCGGCGAAGCGGCCGATGGCGCCGACCGGCGTGTCCGCCGGCACCATGTTTGCCGGACGCCAGTAGTCTTGGCCCGTCTTGCCGGCCTGCGGATTCATATTTTCCAACTCGCGCCACTCGTCGGCGTTGATGATGCCGTTCTGCCGCATGATCTGGAGCGCCTCGTTCCGGCTCTTGGCATCGCCGCGCAGGAGCCCGTCGAGCAGGAACTCGGCGAAGAGGTTGGTCGTGTCGATGATCACGTCCCGCGAGATGGCCTGCTCCCAGCGCACGCACCACGGCCGCACGGCATGGATCACGAAGGCAATTTGGAATTGCTCGATGCCAGTGTTGTGAACCAGCACGCCATCAGCGACGAAGGTTTCCGTTCCCTCGACAGTGATGTCGTACACGGGCACGGCGATGTCACTCTCGGTGATGCGCTGGATTTTGTGCAGGCGGATATCCTGATACGGCCAGCCGTGCGATGGCCGGCGTTCGTCGCGCACCGGGCCGCGTCCGCCGTCCCAGCCTTCGTCATAGCGCAGCGTCCGCGTTGTCGGCTGCGCGACGAACCGGCTCGCCTTGTGCGGACTATTTGAGCCGATCTTGCTATTGAATGGCAGTGAAGATAGCGAAAGCTGATACTTCGGCCCGGCGTTGAACGATTGGCCGCGAATCGTACCGGTGCCCGCCTTGCGGCCAACGCAGACTCGGCCCACTGGAACGCCGGTCTGGATGCAGAGATGGCGCACATCCTCCAGGAGCATCTTGTTCGCCGACGAGAACACGATACGTCCGCGCTGCACCGAGCCGTCAGCATCGAGATACCCCCGTAGGTATGCCAGTTGCAGCTCGGGCCGTAGGCCGAAGACCCACGGCGCGACGCGCTTTGTCAACGCCGTGCCGGTGAAGCCACAATCCAAGAGCTCGCGCGCGGCCTTCGACGAAAAGCGCGTCCGCGTTTTCCGCGCGTCCGTCCGCGGTTCCGCGTCGAACTCCTGCCGAATGACGTGCCGGTAGCGCGCCATGTGGTCGGGCTCGGCCTCATGCGCGATCTCGACCCGCCCGGTGCCATCGAGATTACCGTCGCCGGTGAAGAGGCCACAGAACTCCATCGCTCCGACGGTGACCTTGCGGCCATTCGGCGCCTGATCGCCATGTAGGCCAGACAACCGATGCGGCACCGGCAGATAGTCGCCAACGCGCACTTCGCCAGCGGAGAGCCAAAGCGTTTCCCAGGCTGTGCGCCCATTCCTCCGGCCATCATGGCGCCCCTGATAGCGGCGCACCAGCATCCGGTGATTGTCCGTCGGGCGAATCGTGCGGCCGACGGTCTCGATGATGAGATGCTTGCGCACGCCGGTCATGCGATGCGCGGTGACGCGTGCGGGTACCATACCGCCTTCGCTCAATGACCACACGGAACTTCCCACAGCAATATCTTCGATGGGCCTGGGGCCTTCTGTGGTGAAGATCAGCGTGTCGCCCGGCAAGCATCCCCAGCTCGTCGCCTTGTCTGTCTCCTGGAGCATCATCAGCGGGATGCCGAACCAGCGCGCAACATCGGCCACCTGGAAGTGCCGGCTCTCCAGGAACTGCGATTGCTCGTGCGACATGGCGATAGGCGTGAACGTCATGCCCTGCTGGAGAACGGCGATCTGTTGCGCGTTGGCGCCCGAGTGGAGTTGCTGCCACTCTTCGCGCAGATTCGTGCGCGCTTCCTTGCTCAGTTCGCCCGGGCACGTGAGCACGCCGGGCGGCGTCGAGTCCTGCGAAAAGAAGCGGCCGGCGTGCCGATCCGTCGCGCGCGCAGTCCCGAAGCTATCCTGGGCCACCTCAAGCACGCCCACGCCCTTGATACCATCGCGGGAGATGGCACTGCGCAGGTGGAAGATACGCTCCTGCGGCACCTCGCGCGTCGTCAGATCGTTCTTGCGGACCTTGTAGAGAATGCGGCCGTTGGGCTGCAATGTCGGCGTGACGCGATCTGGGTGGAGCGGGATGAGCTGCTCGGCGTCGCCGCGGTCGTTCTGAATCTGCTCCGAGTAGGCGTTGCCGCGCATCAGAACGTGATTCATCATCAGCGACCGCCACTCGATGCTCGTCTGCCAGAGGTTCGGCTGGTCGTGCAGGATGCGATAGAGCGCGAGGTCGCTCGCACGTTCCTTGCCGCCGCCCGGCCGCCGCCGATAGAGCGGAAGCGGCAGGCTGCCGATCACGTCGCCCCAGATGCGCAGGCATTCGTAGACTGCGCTGATCTTGAGCGCCTGCTGATCATCGACAAGAACGCCCGCGGCGGACATGCCGCCGACACCCGTCGACCACCAGCGTTCGTCGAGCGCATTGCCCGCCACCGCCAGCGGTCGCCCGATGATGCGTTCGAGCAGGCCCGTTGTCACTTAGCTCCGCCCTTCGGGTTCGTGCTCATGGCTCCCAACACGGGCAACGCGGCCAGTACGGCGCCCGGCACGATGAGGCCCAACGGCGGATAGACCATAGCGCAGCCGCCGGCGAGAAGCAGAAGGCCGGCGGCGCAGACGATGGTACGCAATTGGTCGAGGAGGAGATTGAGAAGGCGGGTCACAGTGCGAGCTGCCCCTTCCTCTCGTATACCGAACGCCCGTCTCCCTCGCTCACTGTCGCCCTGCCTAAAGCCATAACGAGCGCTACGATCCCGTCTATACGCTCGGTGCTCTTCTCCTTGTCCGGCTTGCTGTTGCCGGCGGCGTCCTGGACCACCGTCACGTTCGACGCATTCCAGGTTAGCACAGGATTATCCCCATGCGCTATGCCCTTATTGCCCAGGAGGCGCTCCAGCTCTTTCGCTGCCGGCGACATCGAGAGGAAACCTTGGCGGAAGGCGACCATGTGCAGCCCGTCGCCCTGGAGCTGTGTCGAGAGCTGGGTCGCGTTATACGGGTCAAAGGCAAGCTCGCGGATCACGTAGATGGCGGCGAGTTCGTTCACATCGCGCCGGATCACGTCGTAGTCCGTCACGTTCCCTTCGGTGGCCGTGAGGTAGCCCTGCTGCTGCCAGAGGTCGTAGGGCACGCGGTCGCGGCGCGCGCGCTGGAGGATCGCTTCCTCCGGTGCCCAGAAGTGCGCCAGCGCCTGCCCCGGCTCATCCGTCTCCTGAGGCGGGAAGTACAGCACGAGCGCGCACAGGTCGGAAGTCGACGCCAGGTCCAGGCCCGCGAAGCAGGGCCGGCCCCGGAGCTTATTGGGATCGACCTTCCCCGCGCAGGCAGCCCACGCCTCCATGTTCAGCCACTTCGTCGCCTGCTGGGTCCAGAGGCAGAAGTTGAGCCGCAGCACGATATTGCGCTTCGACGGCATTCCCAGCGCCTCTTCGACCTGCTCGCGCAGGTACTTGACGGGCACCGAAACGCCAAGGTTGGGGTTGGCCTTGATCCACACGGACTCGTCGCGCCAGTCGTCACAGTCCGGGCAGTCCGAGTTCGCCATCATGTGCCCGGCCGACGCGCAGGATGGGCACGCGTCTAGCTGGCAGACGTATGCAAACCAGGAATCGTTCTCCAGGCCACCGGACAGCACCTTTTCGCTGTACTCGTGGTGTTGCCAGCAGACGGACTTGCGGTCGTAGCCCGAGTTAGTGATCTGGAAGATCAGCGGGTTGCGCCCGCCCTTCGTCCCCTTGCGCATCTTCTCGTACACAACGTCGGACGGGTGCTCGTGCAGTTCGTCGATCAGCGCCATGTGGACGCGCTTGCCCTCAAGCCCGCGATATTCGGATGACACGGGCCGGAAGTAGCTGTTGGTCGACAGCACGGCCAGGTTGTTGACGCGGCGCTCGACGTGCTCCGACAGCGCCGGCGACGCCGCGACCATCAGTTCCGCGTCGTGGAACAGAATCTTCGCCTGGTCCTTGACGACGGCGGCCGAGAATATCTGCGCCGCCGGCTCGTCATCGGCTATCAGGCCGTAGAGGCCGATGCCGGCGGCGAGGGGCGACTTCCCGGCCCCATTCGCCGCTTCGATGTACGCGATGCGAAACCGCCGGAAGCCATCGGCGCCGTACCAGCCGAAGAGCGACCCGACGATGAACTTCTGCCACGGCTGCAACAGAAACGGCTTGCCGGCGAACTCGCCCTCGGCGAAGCACAACACCGTCTCGAAGAAGCGGAAATTGCGCATCGCCATGTCGAGCCGCCAGACCAGGCCGCGCGCCGGGCCGTGCTCGAGATCTCGCAGGTGGCGCTCGCAGGCCAATTTCACCAATCGGCCAGTTATTATTCGGCCCGAAATAACGTCGTTGGCATAGTCGGTGACGGGATCGGCGGGCGGAGCCTTCCGGCGCGGACGCTTAGGGGCTGCGACTACCACCGATGAACTCCTGTAGAGGGCTCTTCTCATCGCGCTTCACCGCCCTGACGCGGGTCCGGCTCGAAGGCGTCAGGCCGAACTCCACGCCGACGCGCAGCATTTGCTCCATCGCCTTGTTCGCGATCTGGAGATAGGGCGACTGGACGGGGTAGCCGGAGCCGGGCGAGAGGATGACAGGGCCGAACTTGCGGAGCTGCACTTCGGCCTCAATCCAGCGGGCA